CGTAGTGCTGATGCTGCATTGTGTGTTTTGTAAGTATCACCACAATCCAAAGATTCCAAAGCCTCCAACGCCATCTCTGCTGCTTTGCGTAGGTCAGTCATTTCAAACTCCTTGCTCGTATGGCGTCGGCCAATTCAGCCGGGTGCGTGGATTTGTCGGCGTCATCACACACCTTCGCACACGCCTCACGCTCTTGTTCAATAGCTTTGTCAACAACATCTTTCCCATAAACCTTGGATTCGGAGTAATACAGCTTCCCCGCCATATCCAGCCTTATTTTTATTGACTTTCCGCCTACAATCCACGCCACAGGCTGTTGCTTCTCTGCCTGCTCGATGGCTTGTCGTAGTGCGTTGATAACTCCGTCATACCAATCAGTGCCTTCTGGGTGCTTAATCTTTTCTCGTGTGGTCACAAATATGCGACTATTTTCTAAAGCCTCCAATGCTTGCTTCATTGCTTTGATACTACTCATTAATATTCTCCAATCTTTCTTTCCACATTCTTATCGCAATGTCCAACTGCCGGATCTGAGATAGCCTAATGTCATCCATGATATTCATACCAACATACTCAGAATTCATATTTCGTTCTGTCATACTCCAAAGTTTATCTCTCTTTTCCTTTAGAGTATGAAGCACTACATCATAATCGTCACTCATTGTCTTTTCTTCCATAGTTCTTCATATACAATAATACAGATTCCTGGTATGAGACCAACAAGCAATCCCATCAGAAAGATTGTCATTCTTTAATTCCAAAGCGTTCTCGCATAACAGCAGATGGATAGGTGGTGCCTCTGCCATCCGCTTCTACATCAGCAATAAGACCACATTCTTTTATAATCAACTTGGCAAATTTTTCAAAATCAAATGTGTTATATAGACCAGACTGTATAGCAAGTTCTCGTATGCGTTGGTTCATTCTACAACCTCATTTGGATACTTCTCTGTAGGTACAAATACTACTTCTCGCTTCGGTGTATAAGGAAATGTAATAGGTACAAAACAATCACTATTAGAATAAAAGTCTTTGGTCAATGCACCAAACTCTTCCATCTCTCTCCATGACCAGAATACTTTACCATCAATGTCATATGCTTGACCACCATACCTATCAGGCTGTTTGAATACATGACTGCATCGTTTATTCTGAAATACACCAGGTGATGCCTCATTCCATTCCCAATCTTCACCAGTTAATGGGACAAGTGGTTCATACGAAGCAAGTTTACTAAACATTTTGATTGTATAAGAGGCTGAAAACCCTGAATGTCCTTCTTCTACAAACTTATCAAGCATATCTAAAACATTCTTACAGATTGCTTCTTGCATTTCATCACAATAGTTTCCATTCTCGTCAATGAAACCAGCAGCACGGAATTCTGCCATTGCATGATAATGTAAATTACTCATGATATAAACCAAACCTTTCTTTTATAGCCCAACTCATTCTATTCTTAAATGTAGGATCAACATCTTGTGACTCAATTATACTTGCACACTCACAAACAATCAACTCTGCAAACTTTTGTAACCATTGATCTTTAGTCAAAGCACCACAATCAAAAGGTTCATTGTGAATTGCTTCTTGAACGAACTCTTGCATCCGATTAGTCATGAATTCTTCTCCTTTAGTTTGGCTTCTATTACAGTCCAGCAGTCTTCTAAATCCTCCAACCCATCGACTGCTTGCTCAAACTCTGCTCTTGTCAGACCAGCCCAACGCTTTGGTGAAATCTGAGCATCACGAATAGTAAATCCACGCCTACGGACTTCTTCAATCAAAGCATCGTCAGTTACATTTTTCCATTCAAAACTCATTCTGCATTATCCCAATCAGCAATATCAAAACTCACTCGTAACCACAAGAACCCATCTGGATATAGTTTTCCCTCAAAACGAAACCCACCACATGCCTCAATGTACTCACCACCTGTATCTTTTCTTTCTAATGTACCAATAACTACATTTTGTAGATACTTTCTGCAAAATTTACGCATGTCTGATGTCGTTGGCACACCTACATCAGCCCATTTCCAATCAAGAAATTCCATCACTTTATGTACTTGCTCAAAATCAAACTCATCCAAGCAGTCCATAATTGTATCATAGTGTTTTGATTCTAGTTCCATTACCAATCACTCTCATCAGTTATCGTTACAGTAAATTCACCTTCTGTATCTTTATGGGTTACATAGAAGGTGGCCGTTAGCGTAGTTCCTATACCATTATCACCAGTTTGTGCAAGAGTAACAGAACCATAATCTTCGGATTCATTCATTACATCAAATAGTTTATAGAGTTTTTCCAACTCTCTACGACTTAATCTTACGGTGTTCATTCTATCAAAGTCCTATTCTGTATATCAAAATAATTCTCAATTGCTTTCTTGGCATAGTCTAATGAAATGTAATGACCAATCAATTCATCTGTAACCATTAGCTTGGCACCCCAGATATCGGTATGAGCCATATTGTATACTTGAGCAATGACCCGTCCATCTATAGAATCGTAATAATATGAACCAGTACCTCTTGCATAGTCAGACCATTTACCTATAATCATTTTTCACTTTCTAATAGTTTAGTGTACTCGTACTGCCTTGCTTTTGCTTTCATATAATGATCAGCACAGAGAGTTTTCATCCATGATAAATCTCCTCTTGTTTTCCCTGGTTTACCACATTCTTCACAGATATTATGACTTATTGCTTCTGCAAAGTCAAATACTCCATCAATATATTCCGAATAGTGTGAGTGATCGGTAAAATAGATTCTGAGACCACCAAACTTTTCTTTGACTTGATCTAGTGTTATATGACCAGCATTAGGATTAGACATATGCTTCCGATGTAGATGATTGTCAATAATAGTGAGTGCGGTTTCAATGAGTGGAATCCAACCAGGACCACACTCAAACTCTACTAATCCAATATGTTTATAGTTTCTGTTCATTGTCTTTATTCATCAATTCTTCAATGCGATTCGCAGCCTCTTCCAATAGGTCAGCAATACGGTCAGGTTGCCCTTCCTGTACAGATTTCCTTGTTGGTATCTGTCTACGGATCTCTGCTCGCTTCCGTAGACGATATACTAGGTCATCATTGCTCATCTAAACTATCAATCCATTTATTATAATCAGTAGGTGACATGTAGTATTGTAAAACTGTTCGGATGGCATCCTTACATTTACTACTATATTCATCACTAAATTCTTCATTCAAAGAATCATATGATACTTTAAGGTCATGTGCAACCAGTTTGGTTACTTCTTCTGCATCAAGTGTAATTTGATAACTCATAGTTTAGTTTCCTCATAGGCTTTAGGAGATGGTAGATCACCATAATGATCCCACATTGGTTTATTAGATACAATATCAGGTGCTGACTCTGCAATACGATCTATGTCAAACTTGGTAGGATAATGCTTGAGTATAGATCGAGCTCGATAACGAATCGCAGCAGGCACTTTAGGTGTGGCCTTTGGGTTGCATAGATCCAATAGGAATTGTTCAGCACATTTCATTGCACGGTATCGCTCATCAGGTAATGTCATTTTATTCCTCGTCAAAAAATATGGCAAGTATACCGAGATACACAAGATACATGCCGAGAATTATATGTATTGCATCCATTATACTACATTCATTGTCATTTGTCAAGCGTCACAATTTATATTCTATATCAAAAACGAAAGATATTCTTCTCTTTTCACTTTTTTGTTCAGTAACAGCATGATAATAGTTTGGTTTATGACATATCGATAAACCTGGTAAAACTTCTATAAATGAAAGCAATGAAGTAGCATATGATTTATATGATTCTTTTTCATCATTAGAATTAATCAATACATATTTTGAACAATTTTCTGGTACTTCATAATATAATACTACAATAAGAGAATCGTCAATTGCAACATGATTATGTGGCTTAACTTCGCTACCAAAAAAACTACAATTTACCCATTGCCTTCTTATTCTATAAAAATAATTACTTATATTATAATAATGAAAATATTCATCTAATGTTTCTTGCAACCAATTAGTTAAAAGATAATGTTTATTCAGTGATAATATACCATTATCAAAACATGTAGTAATAAATTTACCTTTTGTCGTTTTAGGTGTTAAATCTTTTTTCTCATATTCATTTAACAGAGAATTCAATTCTTCATTAAATTCTTTATCTTGTTTTATATTATCTATATTTTTATAGTGGGTAAAAAAAATCAATTTTGATCTCGTTGGGAAATTTCAAAGATTAGATTCTGCACAAACTTATGATCCAACTCTGTAGAATTGTTATCTTCAAATGGTATAACTGATACCTCATCGGCATTTACATCATACCAGCACCATAGGCAGACTTCTTCTTTAGGTCTATGTATCAGGGCCCAAGGTGTCTGTACATGTTCTGGAAAGTCTTCGGTCAATGAAGTCTTATGTACGAACACAGCAAAAGATAATGTATTTAAATCATTCTCTTCATCTGTTTCTTCATTGTACCCATATCCATCAAATATTATCTTGATGCCATTGGGCGTATCACCAGAATCATTTCCAGGCCTACCATCGCCATCAAATATATCTTCATCCATTGTTGCAATGAAGTCTCGTACCCATTGCTCTACAATGGTACTATAATCACGATCATCATTTGTATAAATCATATTCTTCTTCCATCATTTGTTGTTGATTAATAGGACCTGGCAGATAATACTCATCAGGCTTCTTGGGCAAGAAACTGGGCATATAGTTCTTTGCCTCTTGATTCTGCTTCAATTTCCCAGGGTTGTTGTTCATAGGGGATTGTGTCTGAATTAACATATTCTCCTCTCCAATAGGTCATTTGTTCATTCAATTCATTTCGTGCATATTGCTTTACATGCACAAGTTCATGAGCCATTGATATCAATTTAGTTTCAGCATTATCTGAACGATTGATTTCGATTATAAATGATCTTGGTGAACCTAATACATTATAATCATCAACAGTAACCAACCCATGATGATAATCAGTCAGTTTAACAAATTTAACTGTTATCTCTATGTATTTTTTTAATTGTGGAGTGAACAGATTCGATGCATAATATTCCAATGCACGAATCTGTTTTTTGTTGAGATTTCCATTGATAACCATAATAATATTATATCATGGTCGGTTTGAATTGTCAAGCGTCTTGAGGATCAATAGGAGAGAGTTTCTCCAGATGCTTTAGATTACCCTTGACAAAATATGCCGATATTTCTTCCCATATTTTGTAGTCTTTATCTAAATGTCGGTAGAAACGAATCTCACCAGTATAATTAGTTAATTGTTCCCATACATGATTAATTTGATTCATATATTTACCAAAGAAAGCATTTGGATCTTCTATCCATTCGGTATCATATTTTTCAACCCAAAGTGTTCCATCTTCCCGAATTTCATAATTATCCATCAATTGATTCGGTGTATCTTTGGTTTGGTATTCGTGTTGGTTGTACCGTATATAATCAAACATTCCCATTTTTTATAACTCATAAGTGTTGGCTGGGTCTAATTCTAACAGAATATTTAGGAACATGCAAGCTTCTTCTTCATTGGTATATTGCCGAATGAATAATTGCCCTGTAATATCCGATCTTACCAGTATCATAATTTGGCAATCACGATACATGGAGAATTTAACGACCCAGCCGTTTCTATTAACGGCAGAAAACGATTTAGTTTTTGTTGCTATTTCCAAAAACTTTTTGGAAGGCACCGGCTGTAATGAATTGTTTTGCATTTTCAGAAATTTGATTGTAAAAATCTAGACCTTTCTGATTATATGTATGCATTTCTTTATTTACGGTTTCGAAAGTTCTATTGACCATATCTTTTTGCATATCTACAGCCATTTCCATGTACTTGATGTAATCTGCATAAGTTGGAATATTAGTAAACATAGTTATCTCCTTTAGACGATAGTTTAATATTGTTTGGAATACATTTTTGCAATTCTTTCTGCTCTTCTCATTTGCATTTCAACAAAGGCATGGTAGAATTCAACAAAAAAAGTTTTGATTTTCTGTAACATGTAACCTCCTTATTAAGCGTTACATGTTTATTTATAAAAAAATGTTGCAATAGCAAAACTTTTAAACATCAATATCTAAATTATTACAAGCAATGATCCAGTCCCTCACCAAAGAACTTCTACAGATATCATCTACTGTAAATTCTATGAGTGTGAAGTCTTTCATAGTTTTGGCTACATCCAAAAACTGTTTAATACCAGAAACATCACTACTCTTTTTATTCAAATCATTCTGTCTGTAGTCACCACACCAAATGATCTTAGAACGATAACCAACTCGGGTCATCACAGTAGAAATTTCACTCCAATTCATGTTCTGACATTCATCCACTATGATTATAGCGTCATCAAAAGACATACCACGAATGAAACTGGTACTAATGAAACTGATATGGCCTTGTTCATCTAGTCTCTGATATGCATCACGGCGACCAAATAGTGTTTCACATATCTGCCTGTATGGTTGTTCATAGATTTCCATTTTCTCTGATGCATCACCAGGCAGGTGGCCAATCTCTCTTGATTGTACTGCCGAACGAACTATGATTATTTTATTGAATGGGTTTGATTTGTCAAGAACCTCTTCTAATGCCTTGTAAAGTGCAATAAATGTCTTGCCTGTTCCTGCAACGCCATGTAATGCTATAAAATAGTCACCTCGTTTATAGGCGTCAAAGAATTGTTTCTGATGGTCTGTAAGTGGGTCAAATGTTTTTAAATCATCTATTCTGAGTTTAAGATGGTGGTTTGTATTACCGTTACCGTTTTTGTGTGTAGTTGTGTTCTCTGTTTCTGTATTTGCGGTCTGTTTACGGGCCATGAGATTCCTTTTCTTCGGTTAACATACTTTTTAAATGCTCTTTTCTTACTCTCACCATCAACCAATCATTATAATAATTATCACTTAGCAATGCGCCAAGCGTAATGATGTAGTGCGTTTCCCAATACGCACATTCGGATCTTGTTTTACAGAGTTTGAGGATTGTTCTACAGAAAGTGTCTGGGCCAAATGATTTGACCTCTTCTTGAATGACTTTGTTTGAACCATAATAATCTTCCCAATCACTTTTTTTGCGAGTTTTCTTTTTCTTACCATTTACTTGCTTACTACCGGCTTTGGTAAAGAATTTTTTGCCAATATATTTCCTCCCAGAAACTATGTTTTCTATCACATATACAAACCCATAGTTATCTTCTATATCGTTTTCAGTAAATATTGTATTTTTATAGTACCAACTCATTCATCGTCTTCTTCAATTTCTTCCTCATCTTCGATTATATATGAACTACAGAACGGGCAGTAGGTTGGCCTGTCTTCTACCTGTTCTTCGTCATATTTAATTTTAAATTCAGAATCGCAATCGCTACATGTATGACTTAATGTTGCCATTAATTACACCACGATGACTTCTTTTCACCATGATAGGGTCTTGCATGGCCATTTGCAATTAATAGTTCTGATAACTTTTTCCCATCAAGGATTACATCACCTAATACCCTTCCACCATACTTATCATGGGACTCTAGAAGGATTTGTGTGACTTTGGCATTTTTTACAGCATTTTTAGTAAATTCTGATGCAGCAATGGCAGCCTTGGCCTCTTTATCACATTGAGCTCTATGACCCTTCTCAGGTGTATCAACACCAAGAACACGAATTGAAAGTAATGGTTTTAATGGTGCAGGCATAAATGGTGCTTCAAATTCTACTGTATCACCATCGATAACCCTTGTGATTTTATAATTGTATGGATTGGCAAGTGATGCTGAACCCATCATCATAAAAATTAGAAAAATTATTTTTTTCATTTTTTTATCCTATTAATTTTATGTTTAGTTCTTCTATTGTTTGGAAAAAGAATTTCTCCCCCTTTGCCATGTTCTCTTTCCAATCAGTCGAAGCAGAGGAATCTGCATTATCGCTAATGTATTTAAAACATTTAAATATGACATTGTTGTCAGCACAAAGTTTAGCAATAGAAAAAGCTTCCATGTCAACTATATCTGCTTCAACTGAAATACCATTTGTAACAAAACTATCGCCTGTCGCACAAGTTAATCCTTCTCCAAAATCATATTTTGAAATAGAGTCGAATGGTACTTCTCCAACTTTATAACCTAATGCTGAACAATTCATATCATGTTGAATAAACTTTTTACATTCGTGATAACCAGAAGAAACAGTTATACCTCCTGCTGTTCCAAAATTTACTACACGTTCTACTTCATATGAATATAAAAGTTTTGTTACTGTGATTGCAGAATTTACTTTACCAACACCAGTAAAAAATACATTTTTATATTTTTGTAATGTTGGAGCCTCTACTGGTAAAGCAATTAAAATTACATCACTCATCATATTCAACTATGCAATCACATTCAATGTTATTTAGTTTGAGATTTTTTTGTCCTGGTAAAAAAGTAAGATTGACAATTACACCACAGCGAACATTCTCTCTATCAATAAGTTTAGATGCTGCAAGTAATGTCCCACCTGTTGCCAACAAATCATCAATTACATATGGCTTATGGCCAAGTGAAACATTCTTTTGAATAGAAAGTTCATCAAAACTATACTCTGTCTGATATTTTAGTGTTTCGATAGGTCCTGGAAGTTTGTTTGGTTTTCTTATGAGTACTAGAGGAATTCCCAAGTTATTTGCTACTGTTGATGCAAAAATAAATCCTCTACTCTCAATTGCAACGATAGATGTGGCACCATATGACTCAGCAAATTTTGTTAAACAATAATTAACATATTTAAATGCTTTTGGTTCATTTAGAATACCACATATATCAATAAAATTCACACCAGGTTTAGGCCAGTTAGGCCATACTGGTAAATACTCTTTTAAATTCAAAATATCTCCCATATCATCCATAGTACAATAAGTCCTATTAGACCTACCAAAAAAGTACCAATTATGTCAATCAATAACATATTAAAAAACATTAGGCTGCCTTGCCCCATACATCTTCCCATGTACCAGACAATGCACCTTTGGCATAGTCTGTAACACGATTCTCAAAGAAATTACCATGAATGGGTGCATTGAGTATTTCTTCTACCCAAGGCAATGGATTCTTTTTGACTTTGAAAATGCCTTTCATTCCCATACTGATCAATCTGCGATCTGCAATGTAACGAATGTATTGTTTAACATCTTGTGCGGTCAAGTTTGGCATGTCTCCCATATCAAATGCAAGGTCAATGAATTTGTCTTCAAGTTCAACCATTCGTGTTGCAATGGTATATATTTTACCTTTCAGATCATCATTCCAAATCTCTTTGTTCTCTTCAATATATGTTCTGAAGAGTTTAATCATAGACTCGGTGTGCATTGTTTCATCAACAATTGACCATGTAACGATTTGACCCATACCCTTCATAAGGCCATGGCGTGGGAAGTTTAACAACATTATAAACGACGAAAATAACTGCATACCTTCAGTAAAAGCGCTAAAAGCAGCAATATGGGCAGCAGTAGACTCAATGGTCCCGTTTTTCGAAGATATGTCCAGAATGTACTCATGTTTCTCTCTCATTTGTGCGTATTCTAGAAATTCGTCATATGTAGAGTCTGGCATGCCAAGTGTTTCGATCAAGTGTGAATATGCAGCAATGTGTAATGCTTCCCTTGCGGCGAAGCCAAGTAACATCATGCGAACTTCTGGTTGTGGAAAATAGGGTAGATAGTTATTAACATAACCTCCTGCAACATCAACATCGCCTTGTGTAAAGAAACGAAAGATGTTTGTAAGGAATTGTTTTTGTGATGCGGTAAGTTTATTCTTCCAATCTTTTACATCTTCAAGCATTGGAACTTCTGAGTGTAACCAGTGAGCCTGTTCGTGCTTTAACCATGCCTCGTAAGCCCATGG